AAAGCATGAAAACAACCGTGATCTCGAAACCCGGAACGACATTCAGTGCTCGTGTGTACCGGGCAGAGACTGGAGAGTGGGAGGACCTCGGCGTGATTGTCGGTCCGTTCCACCAACGAGCAGCAAATATCGTCAGAAGAAAACTGAACAGCATTATCAGGAGGATTAAGAAATGGCATATGTAACAGTATTAACCAACGACGGAGAAGCAGCAGTTATCGATAAACTCGATACGGCAACGAAGTATGATTATATCGGATGGGGGACGGATGCGACCGAAGCAGCGAAAGCTCAATCAGGGCTGGTTGCTGAAGGAGCGGAAGACCGCGTCCAGGGCACCGTAACGCAACCAACAGCCGATAAGTATCAGGTCGTCTCGACGATAACCTGCGCTGGCGCCGGGAAGACTATCAAAGAGGCGGGCCTGTTCAATGCAGTTGATGCCGGCACCATGCTTATCCGCGGGAACTTCGCTGACATTGTCCTGGCAGTGGCGGATAAAATCGAGTTTACTATCAGCCTTGAAATAACCTGAACCAGCCGGCGACATGGCAACCAAATTCTATCTCCTCCAGGCAGCAGCGACAGGAGTAGTGCCAAATGCCAAACAATCAGCGGACACCATCACCATGGATGCTGCTACAACGTATGCTACCTACGCAGCACCGTCAAAACTGTCAACTACCGTCGGCGCTTCTGACACGAACTGCAATACGTCCCAGGCAGAACCGAATGCAACTCATTACCATCATTACGGCTCCTGGGTAAGTGAACCCCTGGCGAGTCAAGAGATCAGCGGGACATTCACCTTCCGAGCATCGATGCGGGAGGGCCACGTCGCGGTAAATGCCAATCCACGCCTTTACATCTATTTATGGAAGACGGACGATACCATCGGTGACGTCCTTTACGGACCGACAACGGGGTCTGTGGAAGTTGCCGGCACCACCGGGTTTACGACAACCACGTTCTTTAATGCAGTCTCACTCACTACACGGACGTGCAATGCGGGGGACAGGATTGTCGTCGAGGTCGAGACCTTTGATAACAGCTCCTCGACTACATCAAGGTATCAGGGCATGCAGTATGGCGGTGCTGATGAGGGTGCATATGAAGCATCGATCTCTTTCTCCACAACGCTTGCGTTCCAATTTTACAAAACCTTAACCGCCACCAGTGCCGGCACTGCAACGCTCAGTAAATTCAAGACGGCCTATAAAACATTAGCCGCGAGTTCTGCCGGGACAGCACTCCTGACAAAAGCGAAGAAGACACTGGTATCCCTGGTAGCAAGCACAGCAGGCGTTGCGACGCTCAGTAAATTCAAGAAAGCCTATAAAACCTTATCAGCAACATCAGCCGGCACGGCTATCCTTTCGCGGGTAGCAACCCGGTATCGGGCCCTGGCAGCCAGCTCGAGCGGGACTGCGGTCTTATCCAGGAAAGCATCTTTCTATCGAACGCTGGCAGCGACTACCACAGGAACAGCCGCACTCCTTTATGCAAAACTCTTCACAAAAACACTGACAGCAAGCGCAGCCGGCATCGCCGTGCTGACCAGAGTGGCGACATTCCCAAGAACGCTCACAGTCTCTTCTGCAGTGACCGCAACCCTCTCCCGCACGGCAACCTTCTACCGATCGTTATCGGCATCAAGTTCAGGGGCTGCAACTCTCGCAAAGGTAACCACATTCTATCGGTCGCTTTCAGCATCCGGAACGGGGACGGCCACAATCTTGCGGATATCCACCTTTTACCGCACGCTCTTGGTGAGTTCTGCAGGAACCGCGGTCCTCACCAGGACGGCATCCTTCTACCGGACCCTGGCAGCCACTTCGTCCGGGCTTGCATCCCTTCTTGCCCATATGGTACTGCCAGAAGGAACAACATTTTACCAGACACTCACCGCGACTGCTGCAGGGTCCGCAACATTAACCAGGGCAATCGTCAGAGCACAGGCCTTATCAGTCACATCCACCCTCTCGGTGCTGATTACAAAGACCTCATCGTTCTACCGGACGCTTACCGTATCAAGCACCGCGTCAGTTTCAATTGTGAAAACAATCACTGCGGAAGTAATTGAATTCAAGACAGCAGTAGCGTCACATGCCCGAGGGATAGCGAGGAGGGCGCCGGTTTTGAGGAGGATGAGCCGAAGGATAGTGGCAGGCATTAAAAGCGTGTTCAGGAGGGGATTGTAATCCCAAAACCGAAAAAACCATCACCGAAATTTAAACGGGACCCGACCGGCTCGCAGCGGAAGATCAACGTCTACGAGCGGGCACTCGTCGGGCTCTTCCAGAATTACAAGAAGCACGTCAAGGCGGACCTTGAGGCAGCCCATGCCAGGGCCCTGGAGTCTCCCGCCCAAAGACCGCTGCGGATTGACCTCAATGCATTCTCCCAACACCTGGACCAGTTGGAGCAGGACCTGCTGCTGAACCCGGCGGCCCAGGTGATCACCGTGAAGGTCCCTGAGGCATATCGGGCAGGATCGACCTTTGCCAACATCCAGCTCGGAGCCCCCCCGGAAGTGCGGGCGGATGAGGCAAAGCGGATCGGCACCTTGATCCAGGCGAACAATGATGCATTCTCGAAGATCACCGCAGAGACCAGCGGGCGGATCCGCTCGACCATTGCCACTGGCATCCTGGAAGAACAGCCGTTCGGAGAAGTCACCCGGGATATCGTCCGACAGATAGATGATGTCGGTATCACCAGGGCAACCATGATGGCACGGACGGAGGTAATGAAAGCCGTCAATACGGGTGTCAAGGACCGATACAAGCAGGCCGGCGTCGAGAAAGTCGAGTGGCTGACCGCCATTGATGACAATACCTGTGATGAGTGTGAGGGGAATAGTGGGAACGTATACCCGATCGAGGATACCCCTGCCTGCCCCGCTCACCCGAACTGCAGGTGCACGCTCATCCCAAAGATCGAGATCCCGGAAATGGAGGGCGATTAAATGGTATGACCGTTATCCCCACGAAAAGAACCGCAGTACGATCACAAAGGAGGAATTAAATTATGCCAACAAGTTATGGATTAACCACCAACGCAGTGCCAGCCGCTATCCGCAGTGCAACAGTAACGCACCGGTCGGCAGTCACTGCAAAAGATAAGTGTATAGTAGGAACAATCACCGCAGCCGACCAGGCGGGCACTGTCGGAGTAATGGCGAACGCAGAGCATAAGGTTGCCGTTGCCCCAGGGAACATATACGGGTCCGCCGGGGTAACACCGATTGTTACTGTCACGCCGACACTTAACAAGACTGTCGATATCACCATGCCGCAGGTAGTCGGGGCAACGTATTACGATATCTTCTTCTCGACCGATGCAGCCCCGTTATGGCTCGGTAGAGTTACCGAAGCAGAACGGGCGACTGGTGTTGCGATTACGGCAGTCGGCACCGTTGGGGCTGGCGGGTCTGCAGGTGTCGTGAACGTCCGACTGGTCGGCACCGGAGCAGCGACTACGGCAACCGTCTTCACCGTAAACAATGCGTATATCATGCCGACAGCGTTGGCGTGTGCAGGGTATAAGACGGCGATTGTCTCGGTCCAGTACTCAGTCACGGATCTCCGGGGAGCAACACCGGCCTGTACATTGTTACCGTTCGTCAGTAAGAAAGACGGCACGCCGACAGTCTGGTATGACGGCACGGCAACCACCATGGCGCCCGGCAGTGCCTCGAATAAACCGATGTATGTGACGTATACCGTTGACATAAACGATGCAACGTCAATGTGTATCCTGGTCGACGCCATTGCCGGACAAGGTGCAGCCGTAACAGTTTACGTTGAGTTTATCTGAACCATGCAGGCACCGGAGTTATGCAAGGATTGTGGGAGACGGTGTTGCACCAGGCCGGCTCTCACGACTGACGAGTATCTTGTGATGCACCATTATGTCGGTAATGCTCGCCTTCAGGAATTCAACCCGAAATTCATGGAGAATAACGTCTGGATGTTCCGGACCGGTACCTGCCCGGCACTTACTGATAAAGGATGTATCATGCCGTATAAAGTCCGCCCGTTAATGTGCCGGTTATTTCCCTGGTTATCGATCCCGGTATATACTGACACTGTCGAGGACGTCCACAACGAACTGGTCCTGATGGTCAGCCGGTGCCCGAAATGGCAGGAGTTTGGAGAGCGATATGAACAAATAAAGGAGGAGTTAAGAAATGGCTAATAAGAAACCCGAGGGCCCGCTGGTAATGACGGAACCAGAACCGGAACCCCATAAACCAATGGCCGTCCAGGAACCCACTACATTCGAGAGACTTGAGGCCCTGGAGTTGCAGGTCAGGCTAATGAAAACAGCATTAAATTACCTCAACCGTCAGCACTACGGCAAAGATGCGGTATGACGTTTAAAGGGTTCCCGCCTGCAGCAAAAGAGTATATCCGGCAGAATAAAGACGAATGGCCATCCGTCCTTGCCTATAAGATCGGGGTATTATTTAATTATCGATGTACAGATCGCGGTGTAAGAGGACAGATAAAAAAACTTTAATTAATCTGTTTTATCTTCTGGCGAATATACCGGCGGACACTGACATTCTTCTCGCCTTTTAGTCTGGCTTTCAGGACGTCCAGTAAAGTCTGTTCTCCAGCAATAAACCGTTTACGGGATATATTCCCGACTTTCTGCAAGTACATAATATTACTACTAATAATATTTTTGTGTGATGTTAATATACTTTTCTCTGTGTAATATTACTATGCCCGAAATAGTGGCTAATCCTTCCCCTGATACTTTACACGACACCGGAGGCGCTCAGCAGGCCGCTTCCGGTACTGAACTACATATCAGGGCACTTGCTACGAAATTCAGTAAAACCCAGATGGTCGAGCAGGACGGCGGTCTTCTGATCAAAGGCGTGCCGATGCTGGCCGCCGGGACGTGGACTGACAGCGCTGTCGGTACACCCTTGAACTATCCCGAAGCAACGCTCCGGGAATATGCATCTAACTGGATTGACACGACCGGATGGTCCCGTCACCTTGGCGGAATACCCCGTGATGTGACGGATAAAGTCGCAGAGATCCGGGAACCGAGATTCGAGAATGGTGCTGTGATGGGAGATATCTTCGTTCACGGTGCCACGCAGAAGAGTCGTGACCTGATGGAGATGGTCAAACGGAAACTGATCTCGTATGTCTCGGTAGAGCATGGCGGCGACGAACGATTCAATCCCAGGACCCGCCAGATGGAGGCTTCAACCCTATCCTTTTTAGGGTTCGCGTTCGTCCACAAGGGCGCGTGTACTAAATGCAGGATAAACGAAGCCCCCCAGGAACCGGTTGAACCGGAGGAAATTATGCCAGATACAAAAGAACTCGAATCACAGGTAGCCGAACTTACCCGCAGGCTTTCCGTACTGGAGACCCCGCCGGTCAAGGTGGCGGAGCCCGCTGAGGTCAAGGTTGAGGTCCCGAAAGAACTCACCGAAGCACTGGGCACCATCAAGAACCTATCAGAACGTCTTGAGAAACTGGAGAAGGCACCGGCACCGACCGTCACTTCACCAGGAGCACCGATAAAAGAACTTACTGAACCCGAGACCGTCGTGCAATTCGACCGGAACGTCCGGGAAGTCGGGGGGATGAGGTAACATGGGTGCAACCACACGGGCTGCGTTCGATCCGAAACCCATCAGGCTCGGAACTGTTATCGACATGATCGCAGGAGTAGCCATTTACGCCGGGGATGTCGTTGCATTCAAGAGCACTTCGACCGAAGACTGGACGGTCTATCCCTGCGACAACAATGAGACCGGGTCAACCGGAAGCGGTGCGCCGATCGGCGTTGCTCTTTACTCACAGGCAACTGTGGGCGGGAAGGTCGCAGTCGCCGGATACGGAAGTGTAGTCCTGGTCAGGAACGCACTTGACGGCACTGCCATTGATGCCGGAACTACTATTGTCCCGGGCACAACTGCCGGGATGGTCATTGCAGGGACTGCACCGAACGCCGGCGGAGTTGACTGTTATCATATCGGGAAAGCCCTGACAGGTGACGCAGCCGGCGGAGCGACGTTCTATATCCTGATCAACGGTCCTGTTCTGACACCGAAGGGGGCAGCATAATGGCAGGAACTACTCCAGCAGCCTTCGATCCGAAACCAAAGTATCTCTCCCAGACGATCGACTGTATTGCCGCATCCGCGATCCTTGCAGGCCAGGTAGTGGCCTTTAACGGGACGGGTGTTGCGTGGACAGTCGAACCGTCAGACGGAGTAACTACTGCAGCAGTTGTCGGCGTTGCCCTTCATTCACAGGCAACTGTCGGGGGGCATGTCGCAGTTGCAGGACCTGGCTCGATCCTTAAAGTCTGTGAAGGCGACGGCGCGAATATTGATGCAGGAGATACCGTAGTTACCAGTGTCTCGACTGCAACGGGTTGTGTCAGCACTGCAGCACAGGCAGACGAGTATAATGTCGGTGTTGCTCTTGAAGATATCACTGCGAACCTGACGGGATACATCTTACTGACCGCTCCTGTCTGGGTAGCGAAGGGGGCCTGATCATGGGAAATACAGCACAAGCAGCATTCGACCCCAAGCCTCGACAACTCGGAGTCGTATTGAATATGATTGCAGGACAGGCAATCCTCGCCGGGGATGTCGTTGGATTCCACGGAACAGGCGTCGATAACACCGTCTGGAAGCACGTCACAGGAACAACCATCTGCCCGATCGGCGTTGCCCTGCACTCACAGGCAACCACTGGCGACAAAATAGCCATTGCCGGTCCGGGTTCAATTGTCCTTGTCAAGAACGCTCTCGATAATGCGAATCTTGATGCCGGGACGCAGATCATGGGGTCCGGGACAACATCAGGACTCATCATCGCATACGCGGACGCGGCTGACGCAGAACCGTTCGGGTATATGCTGGCTCCGATCACTACGGGGACGGCCTATGCGTATATCTACGGGGCTGTTCTGGTAGCGAAAGGAACATAAAAATTTTTGAGGTAAACATGAACGATCCATATCTACACACACGCAGACTCGCCCAATTCCTTGAAATGGATTCAATGGGAAAGTCAGAACTGAAAAAGACTGCTGAAAAGATTGTTCCCCGGGAACTCTCTTATCACGATTTCGACGGTAAAGTCGTTAACGCCAGGGAACTCCTGATCTCCGAAGGTGTCCAGGGAACTACTTTGATCCCGACCGAGATCTATGCAACGGTAATTGAAGGGTCGGAACCGGCAAAATGTATTCGCAACGCACTCCCGATCTACCGGATGGCAGGCGCGAATATGACGGTGCCTGTCGGTGAGACCGGGACCTACGCCCCGGTTGTTGCAGAAGGGGCCGAGATCCCGATTGAAGACCAGACACACACTGGCATCACGCTGGCCGCCAAGAAATACGCGGTCCGTCCACTCATCACCAACGAGATGGTTGAAGACGCCCTTTACGATATCGTTGCCAACGAGATCCGGAAGAGCGGCGCCCGTATTGAGAATGCACTCAACCACCTCGGTATCGAGGAGCTCATGTATGAGTCCGACACCGAATCCGACTGCGGCAGCGCAGGAGCAACTCCGTTCCTGTTCATCGCAAAAGGACATGCAAAGGTCGTCGCAGCAGGGTTCCAGCCGAACGTCATCATCTTCGAGCCGACCTGTTACGGGTCAGTGGCCGGAACGATGACAACCCAGAGCAATATGATGTCAGACCTGGTCTCCCGCAACGGGATATTCGGCAATGTCCTCGGCTGTGCGACCTATATGTACGGTGGGGCAGCCGTCCGGACGCACACCTGGGGATTCTCCGCGGATGGATATGTCGGTGCGATCATCATGGACCGCAACTGTGCAGCCATCGGGATGCGCCGGGATATCACCGTTGAACGGTATGCCGACAGCATCAAGCAGATGCAAGGCGTCAGCGTATCCGCCAGGTTCGATGTTAAGTCCCTTGTCGGTGAAGGCATCTGTAACGTGATCTACTGATCGGAGTGATCAAATATGATCAACTCCCAGAACAGCGGCAAGTATCTGTCTGGCGAGTGGAACAGAAACCGGCATCGGGCGATGGATAACCAGGATACATTCACCGCAGACCAACTATCCTTTTTAGAGTCCTCAACCTTTGAAGGACTCGACGGGTATCTTGATCGGTTCGATAGTACTATGGACGTCGGGACACGCCCGGTCGATCCGCTTTCCCGGTCACGACAATATGACTGGCGCAATAACCCGGAGGTCGGGCGATGACGAGTTACTGCAGCAACGCTGAACTCGTCGCAATCTCCGGATCGGTTTTAGCCACCACCATCCTGGACGCTATCATCGCCCAGGCGGATCGGGAAATCGATATCCGGCTGGCCGCGTATGGTCTTTCAGGAACTGCCGGGGATGCAACGCTCAAAGCAGCGTCCCTGAAACTCTCGCAGGCCGGGCTGCTTGATTACGGTTTGCATACCGGGACGTATGAATCCACATCCGGGGATTTCACCAGTTCGGTGAATGTCAACACTGCAATTAAGGCTTACCAGGTGCGGGCAGCCGAACTCCTGGACTCTTATATCTACATCCACCAGAGCGAAGAGAGCCGTGTGTTCGTCCGGAGGGTCAACGGAAGATGACCACGTCATTTATCCACACGTGCACGCTGCAGAAACGCAACCGGAAAAAGAAGTTTACCTATACTGGAGGGACCGGGACTCCTGTAGTCGGGCAGACCATAACGGGCGGGACCTCACTTAAGACCGCAGTGATCGATAAGGTGGCCACCGGCTATCTCGTAGTCAAAACCCTGTCGGGCACGTTCACAACCACCGAAACGATCACCGTCGGGGCAAACCCTCCGGGGTTCACGTTCTCCGGTACTCTTTCCGCACAGGCCGATTACCAGAACCAGAGCGGGGAATACGAGTACTACTGGACGAACGATCAGACCAGCATTCCCTGCAGGTTCTATTACTCTGGTGGTGGCGGGAAGGGAGTTACAGTCACAGAATCCGGAGAGATCCTGGACCAACCGTTAAAATGTGCACTCCCAAACTCCTGCACCGTTGAGGCCCTCGAGTATCGGGTTGTTAACACTGTGACCGGGTTCACCGGCACGTATGATATCGCGACACTCTATCCACTCACAGGACCCGCAACGATCAACCACTACGAGGCAGTGCTCAGGAAAGTGACACCATGACAGAGAATGACGTCGTAACACCCGTGGTATGTGAGCTGCACCGACGACTAACGGACAGTAAGATTGACGGGTTGAAGGCCTATGATGAGATCCTCGAGAAGAGGATAGATGGGATAAACGCCGGCATCCGGGATGTCCTTGCATTACAGAAAACACTCCTCTATGCAATTATCGGGGTGTTCGGCACCTCGATCCTGATTCTCATCGGTGTGATTGCAGGGAGGGCAATCGATTTTAAATTCTTCTTCCCATGACCCGACTCCTGACCGCGGACCAACTCCTGCAGAAACTCGATAACCTCAAGGCATCGACCGTCCCGGCGATCGCGACCGCGATGGAACTGGCAGCCCTGAACGTTGAAGGTGAAGCGAAGAAGAACTGCACGCCCGGCTCCTCCCCGTATTACCGGGCACCCTACTCGGACGATAACGATCCCCGGAGGGATCCCGTGCACATGCGGGACACAATCAAAGGGACCGTTGAGGTCCAGAGCACCAGCGTCCACGGAGTTGTCGGAACCCCGAAGCCATACTCACTCTGGGTCCATGAAGGCACCAGCAGGATGCAGGCCCGACCGTTCATCCTGGATGCAATTATCGCAAAGGACAAGGACACCAGGGCAATCCTTTCGGATGCCCTCGAGCGGGCGCTCAAGGCGGAGTGTGAATGAACACTACTGTCTTCCAGGCCATCCTGGACAACCTGCAGGCTGACACCACCCTGACCGGGTATCTTGGCGGAGCGTATATCTTCCGGGCAAAGGCAGTCGCCCCGTCCCAGATCCCGTCAGTCACCCTCCAGACCAACAACGAGAAATCGGATAAACGCCCGGGATACAACAGCAGCAAACACCGGGATGCCAACCCGACGATCCAGATTGATGTCTGGGTCAGTGACCAGCACGAAGGGATGCCGTGCACTGGAGAAGATGCAGACATCATCGCGAACCGAATCGATTCAACGATCTTAAACCCGACCTCTCCCATCACCGGGACGTATGGGTGGAGTAAGACGACCGAATCGCAACAACACGAGGATGATACCGGGATCTGGCATAACGCACTCCGGTACACCTTCCAGTACACATTAACGGATTGAAACCATGACAACTGTAAGCGATTTTGGAGAGTATACCGGGGCGATGGGGACCATTACTCTATCAGCCGGCGGCGCTCTCGCAGATGTTGAGTTTGATGTGAAATGGAGCCGCAGCACGGTCACCCATTCCCGGGGCGGGAAACACTCAGATATCCAGATCCCGGGCAAACTCACGGTAAAGACGAAGATCAAGAAAGCGCTGGTCTATGCAGACGCAGCCAGAACACTGGGATATGGATTAACCAACACCGCAGTAACAGGAACCGCAACCGCATGTCTGGCCGCAACCTCATTCACTGCGGGAACGGCAGTGCCAATCACAGCCGACCCGGCAACTGCATCGGTATTGCGAGTGAGGACGTCAACTGACGTATCAACAGCGGCCGGTGGTTTCACTATTGTAGGAACTGACGTGAATGACGTTGAACAGTCAGAAACGCTCACTATCCCGAACGGAACCGTTGTCGGCACTGATTTCTATACCACCAAAGTGTTCAAACTGGCTAATTATGCAATCACTAACGCCATCACCGGATCGATCAAGTTCCAGATTGATGGTGTTGCCGCAACCGCAACCTATGCTGTCGGAGATCCAAAAGTCTTTGACCTTGTGGGTGTCCTTACCAAAGGAGCAACAACTATCACCATCACGCTACCAGACTGCTGGTTCTCCAGCGGCGGGATCTCCTGGGTTGATGCCGGCAAGATCGTTGACGTTGACGCCGATGTTGAGATGCGTGATCCCGATACCCTGACCATCACCGTCGTATAAGTATGACCGAAGCCAAACGGACGATCAGCCCCGAACAAGCACATGAGATGTTGAAGGGCCACGAAGCCAATTTCGAGCGGATACGGCAGGCAGGTGCCCACGATGAACGGCGCTGGGATAACGAGATCGCACTCCTGCAGAGACGGGTTGCGGAACGGTTTGAAGAGGTGGATATCGGTGGCGGCGACC